AATCAAATATTGGTTGTATAAATGTCTTAAAGGTATCCTTAAGTTTCTGTCCGACTGCTTGGACTCCTCCACCAAACATTAATGTGTAAAGTAAATCACCAACAAAGACACCAATGGTTTCACCTATCAGTGTTCCAATAATAGGAATAGGTATAAAACTTCCAAGTAATCCACCTAATGCTGCACCTACAGCCTTAAACAATGCTTGTGCTGCTGGTTCTCCTGATAGTAAAGATACAATACCAACAACAAGAGGACCAATGATAGGAATCTTACCAAAGAACTTTGAAATAAATCCTTTCGATGCTTTAAATGCAGGAGCAATAACATTCGCTGCCTTACCAAATATCTTTGCAGCAAATCCTCCTACCTTTGCACCTACCTTCGCTACTACTTTCCTACCTCCAGGCCCTATAAATCTTCTAAATTTTACACCTATAGTTCGTAAGAGTCTCTTCGGTTTTAATATATTCTTAGCAAATTTCCTCAACCATTTAAACTTCAAGAGAGCCATTGCTGCCATGAAAGCAGCATTAAATAATGTATTCAAATTACCCATCAGGGTATCAAATTTCTTTACTCCCTCTTCACCAAATATATTCTTTACAAATCCTCTGAGCCCATCATAGGCCTTATAAGCCCAGTGAATTAGAGTTACCGTCCCTTTAAATACCCACTCAGCAATTTTCATTGCACCAGCAACAAATGCTTGAATCCAAGGAAGCATTGGTTCTAACAATGGTGCCAACTTAACAAGGGTAATTAATAATGCACCCATAACAAGTCTGTTTAACCAGTCACGCATACCAGCAGTAGCAGACATTGCCTTTTCCTTTATCCCCTTACCAAGAGCACCCATCTTCTCTCTTGCTGATTCTTTTTGATTCCTTTTCCTTCTTTGTTCTGCTTGTCGCTTCTTCTTATCTCTTATCTTATCTAATAAGAGAGACCCCTTTAAAATAGTATCAACATCAACTAACTTGGTCGCAATGATACTAATATTCTCAACAGACCCTGATGTGAGAGTAGTACTACTACTAGAACTACGACCTAAAAATTTTGCAGAAGTTATTGCCATTATCTACTAATCCCCAAGACCTTTATCTTATGTGGAGATGCATATTTACCAACACTAAAACTAGGAACCTTATTCCCTGCACTTGCTGCAGCTGGAGCAGGACCACCGCCACCACCACTAACAGCATTCGCATAAGCAACTGTTGTTGTAGGTGCAGGAGGAGTACCTGGAACATCTACTCCTGCTGTATCTCCTACCGTTGCTGGTATTCCTAATTCTTTTTTAATTTTAACAACCCCTACATCAATCATTCCTTCAATACCAGATATTAAATCTTTACCAGCATCTGCTATCTTAGGTCCAACAAAAGGAACACCAGTAAGTATCGATATAAATTTCTCAAGACCTGCTCCACCAGAACCACCACCACTTTTAGATGATGCAGGTTCATTAGGTTGAGTTCCTTTCTTATCATAAATTGAATAGTTAAATCTATCCTGTAAATCTGCAATTGCTTCTCTTAAATCTACATCACCTTCTTCATCTGTCTTACCACCAAACATATTACCCAAGGCATCACTTGCTTTTGATAGAAGACCACCACCACTCTTACCATCAAAGTCAAACAACCCACCAGTTAATGCATCAAGACCACCTAATAATGCTCCCTTAGCACCAGTATGTTGTTCTGGTTCTCCAGTTATTAAAGGATCAATACGCTTTGCTAATCTATCTGTCTCCTTATTCATCACTGGACCGCCCTCACTAAAACCAGCAAGAGGAGAACCAGTATTCTTTCCACCAGCAGCAGCATTCATTCCAGAAAGAGTATCCATACCCCATTGATTAACAGCATCCTTACTCATAACAAACTCACCAGGAGTTAGCATGGCAGGAACGGTATCCTTATTACCACTTCCAGGAACCTGACCACCCTGATTCATTCCTATTGGTGCTTGGGTTCCAGGTTCAGGTGCTTCTGTTACATCATCCGCACCTTGACCAGAATCTTTCTGTACCTTATTCGCTTCTTTCTCTCCTTTCTCTGCATCCCTAGTCGTATCCTTCGTAAATCCAAACAAAGATTTTATTGCATTCGCTATCTTAGGAATAAATCCTATTACTAATGCACTAACTGCTAATATTATTCCACCAGGTCCTAACATCGACCCTGCAAATAATAAGAGAGCAGTTAGTATTGAAGGCCACCAATCTTTAATGAACCGAAATATACTAGAAACTTTTTCTTGATTTTTAGGGTCACCAAACCATTTTAACAACTCCATTATTGCTTTAGCAGCAAAGAGTTTAATCAACCACTCCTTAATCTTATCGAAAGCACCCTGAATAGGTGCAATTGCTTTCTGTGCTTGGTTCTTTATACCATCACCTAAACCTTTACCACCTTCTATAAGTTTTTCTTTTAGGTTTCTTTTCTTTTGTTGATCTGCTATCCTATCATCATCTTCTTGACCTTTATCTAGTTCTTGCTGGTCTAATAATGTCTGTGAAATAGAAGTAACAGAGTCAGTAATAGTCTGTATACTATCCTCTAACCCACCACCAAACTTAAGTTTCTCTCCAATATCTACCTTCTGTGCCTGAAGTATATTCTTTAATAAAGTTATCTTCCTTTCATTATTACCTACCCTTTTTGCTAGGTCACCACCACCTTTCCCCAAGAATTTCTTAGGGTCTATTTTAGAATTAGATTTAGTGTACCTAGCCATTCCTACGTTGCTGTTGTTCTTGTTTTAGTTTTTCTTCTTCAAGATGTGCTTTAAGAAGAGCAACATAAATGTCTCGTTCCCAAGGAATAAGATTTTCAATCTCTGTTAAGCTGTATTTATGGTACTGCATTAGAGAAAAATTAAGTCGATAATAATTCTCTAGATCCATATGGATCATGCCTATGCGAAAAAAGCCGCAAGACCCTCCAAGGTCACGTCACTATCAATTTCAGTTTCAGGATTGGTTACCTTAATAGTATGAGATAACTTAGGCATTGTCTCAAAGAACTTCTCAATATGTTTAAACTGAGCAGAATTCATTGACTCAAGAAACTCTTTTAATTCCTTCTTAGTACAATCTTCTGTTGCCCAAACCTCTTCTTCACTATAAACTTTATCAATACAAGAGGCAATCAAATCAAAGGATTGATCCATTTGATTCTTCTCATTCATATCAAAATTAGATTTAATAAATTGGTCTAGTGATGGGTACTTCATCTCCATCATAAGTCCACCTTCAAGTTCAATCTTATTAGTGTGTCCTTCTGTATGCTGACACTTAATATCATCTAAATTAATTTGAACTTTTACCTGTGTCTTCTCATCATCAGGACAGATAATATTAACATCAAGTTCTTCCCCTACAGACTTACCTCTAATATTAAGGAATAGATATTCAATATCAAAGGTAGGAAGTGCTTCTACTTTAACTCCTTTAGTCTTAATACATGCTTTAATAACTGCTTTAATAGCAGTAGTAATTTGCTTTGTATCTTCACTCTCTAAAGCAATGACAAGTAATTTCTCTTCTTTAACTAGGAAAGGTCTATACTGTATAGTCTTTCCATTTGACGGCAACTCAAGTTCATAAGTTGGCGTAGCAATTTTTGGTAAAGGCATAATATCCTAATACAATTCAGTAGTATTATATATACAGGTTTTTCTAACTTAATAGAGAACCAACAAGTCCTTGAGCAACTCCACCTGCTAGACGACTACCAGTTGCATTACCAACAACGTTACCAGCCATCTTCGCTGCCATAGCAGGAATACCACCAGGACTAAAGGCACTACTATTAAACATTGCTTGTCCTAATGGATCAAATATATTACCAAAACCAGGAGTACCTGACTCAAGATAATACCTACTATATGCAAACGAAATATTGCACTTTAACAAATCAGATGCATCATATGTCACTGGCATAGAAGAAATTGCCAGAGGAAAACAATTTACAAACTTATAAGTTAAAGGTTTTGCTCTTCTTGCAGAGTAAACATTCTTTTCAAACTTAGTAATCTCTAAGTTTCCTTTATAACTATTTGGAAACTTCATCCTATAAAAGAAATTCTCTCTAGTAGAACTTCCATTTCTTCCAATACCTTGTGTACTTTCATTCGTAATATATTTCATCCACGCTTCAAAGAATCTTATAGGAAGATACTGGTCAGCATCACAATAAAAATTTAAATCAATACGATCATCAAACTGTCTTCTATTTACATGTCTCTCACTAACACCACTAAAATCATTTAATTGTTCGGTGGTTGCTAATTGTGAACCAGGCAATGCTGTTTCACAACACATCAAATTTAATCTATCTGCATCATGATATGCACCACTCTCCGAGAGATACCTATTAAAGGAACCATCTTCCCTAGAGGGTCTTCCAATAACTACTTGGAAATGAGAAGTAAGGGCTGGGTTTAATAACTTAGCCTTAACTTCTGAAATAGATCTGGGTCTTGGTGTAACTGCTGGCATTTAATAAATATTACTTGACCTTATATATTATGTATATAAGTTTTATGGCAGAAAGTATTAAAAGTAAATACAAACCCATACACCCAAAGAAATATCAAGGTAATCCTAATAATATTATCTGTCGTAGTAGTTGGGAACGTAAATTCTGTCAGTGGTGTGATAGAAAAGAGAATGTAATCTCATGGGCTTCTGAGGAAATTAGTATCCCATATGTATCACCAAAAGATAATCGTATTCATAGATACTACCCAGACTTTCTAATCAAAATAAGAGAATATAATAATAGAATCCAAACCTATGTGGTTGAAGTCAAACCAAAAAAACAAACCTTACCACCCAAACCAAGAAAGAGAGTGACTAAATCATACATCTATGAGTGTACAACCTATGCAGTGAATCAAGCAAAGTGGAAAGCAGCATCAGAATTCTGTAAAGATAACCGTATCAACTTTAAGATAGTCACCGAAGATGAATTGGGGATTAAATAATGACAGATAGTTTTGGTTTCAGTGACAGAGACCCCGCACAATTTGCCAACAGAATAGAACCAATTAAAGAAGACTTACTATCAACAAACGATCCAGAAGATTTGATGTTGATGATTATGGAAGCACTAAATGAAACAGTGACACCCATACCTGACGTAGGAAAGTTCTATACCTTTGTATATAATGCTAAAACTCCTGGTTATCAATACGATCAACACCCATTGATTGCTTGTACTGCAATAGAGCAATGGGGATTTAAAGGAATCAACTATCACTGGCAACAATCAAGGAACTATACTTGGAATGAACTTGCAGGACAACTCTATGTTGTTGATTGGAATGAACTTGATGACCTGATTGCAGTTCCTTATGCAAAATACATCCTAAATAGATAAAAAAGTCATTTAAATGTCAACACAGACTATAACAAGCGCAATGGCTCCTGTAATAACAGGTTCTGGTAAGAGTAAACTTACTACTTATATTGCTACGAAAGTTACAGGTCCTGTAAAAGATGCTGCTGGATCAGAAACATTTCTACCAGAAATTGTACAGTATGCTAGTGCTGCTGGTGGTACTGCAACAACTATTGGGTCTCGTGATGCTGGTACTGGAGAAATAACTTGGAATAT